TCTTTGGGCTTCTGCATAAGTTACTTGCTGACCATTTATTTCTAAAGTTTTGTTAGGGTCATTTATAAAATCATTAAGAAAAGGCTGGTAGTCTGTGATAGTTGATTGTGTAACACTAACACGCATAGCAGCAACACTTTGTTTTGCTGTTTGGTTCCTTATTCGTGCTATTTCGTGTTCATATCCTCCTATTTTTTCTAATGCATTAATACGAGCTTCTTGATAATTAAGTGCAGTTTCTACTTCATTCTCACCTTGTTTGTATTCAATATCAGACTGTTTTATTATACCTGCTGTAGCTCTATCCCTTTCCACTTCGATTGCATCTGCATCTTTCTGTTTCTTCTTCCTTAACTCTTGAGCTTTCTCAGCAGCGGTTGCACTAAAACTAGCAATAGAATCAAAGATCTTTGCACCAAGTTCAGTCTCTTGCTGAATCCTATCTTGTGTAGCTTGAGCATTATATTGTTGCTGTTGACGTTGTGTATCAATGTTTGTTGATGCTATGTTAAAATCACGCTGCCTTTCCTTTTCAGATAGGGCTGCGTTTGATTCCATATCTTGAAGTATACGACGTTGGTTTTCTAAATCAGAATCCCTACGTGCTCGCATACCTTCTACAATACGATTACTTTCTGCTGACATCTGTTGGATGTTTGCATTGCTAACCGTAACTGCATTAAAGCCCCTGCCTCTTGCGGCAGGTGTGTATTTACGTTGTGCCATGATTAACCAAATAAATCAAATTGAGCTGCTGTACTAGCTGCACTGGAGATACCACCAATAAGTGGTAGCATCGGATTAGTATATTGAGCAGGTGCTACAGCACCAGGAATGACTTCAGCAGGTGCAACAAAAGTTTTGTCTGGTCCCATAACAGGTTTAATTAGATCAGGTAAAGCTTGAGGTTTAATCATTAAATTAGCTGCAGCTTGTAGATCTGCTCCATATTTCTGAAGATTAGATTCTTGCATACCACGTTGAAACTCACGTTCACCACTAACCAAACTAGCAGACATAATAGCTGCATTTCTACCTTGTTCAGCAAGTGTAGATTGCATAGCTTTTACTCGTGAATTACCAGCTTGTCCTAATGAAGCACGTCCTGTGTTCTGCAAGTTTTCGATCATTGAAGCTTGACCTTCAAAAGCTGTAGATGCTAACAGCTCATTAAAAGATGCTTGTTGTGACTCATACGCTCTTTGAGCACCAATTGTATTAAAAGCTAGCTGGTTAGAATAATTATCAACAGAAGCCGCGTATTTTTTAGTTTCGTGTAGATACCTATAATCTTGAATCTCAGTATCATATTTCCACTGTTTTAATGCTGTTTCATATTGAAACTGCTTGGCAGCAAAGTAATCTTGTTTTGATGCTTCAAAAGCTGTTTGATTATATTCGTTGGTAATATCAGCTTGTTGGTTTGCCAACTTCTGGGCTTTTTTCTGAGATTTTTTTGCAGACTTATTTTGCTTGTCAGCTTGAGATGCGCCAAATATGCCACCTGCAATAGAAGATACTGCACTAATTGCGGCAAATACTGGAAAAGCCATGCTTAAGACCTCCTATAGAAACGTGGGGAATAGTTGCCTTCCCACATCATTGACACCAACGATACAGGGTATGGTAAATTACTTGTCACTTTTAATTCAAAATTAGTATTACGTTGATGGATGGGTATAGTAAACACACGTTCAGATACTACAGGGTTGGTATCACCAGAGTAATAATCAGCTTCAGCTGTGTGTTGAACATCTTTCCACTGGTTAGATCCAGTAGATTTCAGTTTAAATGTAATAGCACCAGTACGACCAATAGAGAATTTAACTCTAGAGATTGTTAAAGGTGCTGTATAATCAGTAGTTTTCTCATCACGTCTAAAGTAAAATTTAGGTAATACTACTTCAAGGTCATAATTATAACCTACTACAATACCATCTGCATAACCAGAGAAGTCACCCTTTACTTCAAAGTAACGGTAACCTGTACCAATCTCTGTACGTTCAGTAGCAGTAGCATAGTACCCTTGATCTGAATCTAGTACTGCTGTAGTGCCTACATCTGCTGTAGGAACAGTAAGAAGCATAGCAGCTTCTTTATCTGCAATAGGTGTGTAAGGTACGTAAATTTTAGTGATGTCGTTTGTCGTGTCATACACAACAGCATCAACGCTCACAGCGGGCTTTACGGGCCTCGTAGCCATGTCTAGGCATGGATTACCAGTAATGCTAGTTGCAGCTGCTACAACGTCTCCTGTGGGTATCTCATCAAGCACTGTACTTCCAATAGTATATTCATCTTCACGTTGCAATACAGAAAGAACACTATCGTTAATTATTTTTGTTGCTTGTATAGTACCAGGTAAAAGCCATTTAGTCCAAGCTTGAAACAAGTCTTCCTTACCATTATTATAATATCTATAAAGATACAAATAAGATGTATCTCTATCAACTAACATAATAACAGAGTTCTGTGGACTAACTGTTAAGTCATCTACAGTACTAGGAATCCATTGTAAAACAGCTTTGCTAATGTCAATAACAATAGGACTTTGTTCTACATCACGTAGTTGTATACTAAATAGTTTAGAATAATCAGCAACACGACTAACAAATGCATATGATGTACCAACGTCAACTGGTTGTACATCAGTAGCCATTTCATAGTTAGACAAAGATCTAATCAAAGCAGAACTTGGTGTTAAAATTGTACCGTCTGCTGAGAACACTTGAAACTGTTGACGTTCACTGAGTAACAGTAAACCTTGTTGGGTAGGTTGTACTTCAAATAATTTTACAGGTTTAACACTTGATACATTTAAATCAATAGGATCTGAATCAATCTGTGTTAAAGCTGATTTAACAAAGAAGTTATAGGTGTCATTAGCAACACCAAAGATTACGTTATCTTCTGATAAGACACCAAACCTATTACTATAAAAGAAAGATGATTGAATTGTTTTACCAATAAAAGATGGTACAGGACTTGTTTCGTCATCACCTGCTTTTCTATCATTGTAAGTAACAGGCCCAAAAGTAAAAGCAGTTGCTGCAGTAAGAGCCAACTGATGTGGCATTGTTGCTGCATCTAACCCTGGTGATACATCACGTGCTAATGATTCTTTCCAATAACCTTCACCTTTAATACCGTTGTAAGCTACAAATTCAACATAATAATCATCTTCTGGACCATCACTATTTAAGATTTTAACGTGATCACCTTGTCTTGATTGCAAAGGTAATTTAGATACATCTGTTACTTCATCTTGAAATACTTCAAGAGCACTATTGTTAGGACCACCTTTTGCTTCTATTGTAAAAGTTTGGAAAGTACCAGTAGGTACTGATCCATTAGTAACAATAGTGTTTCCTGTGGTATTTCTTCTAATAACAATACTATTATTATAACTTTCAAGATACCATGTACCGCTAAAGTTAGCATTACTGGCAGCTTGTTGAGTTGTAATTAAATTTTTAACAGCACCAAACAAATCATGTGTAGCGTGAGTACCTGTTAAAAATGTACTAAAAATAGCATTACTTTGAGCAGTAGCAGTTGCTACTAAACCTTGTATAGTTACTTCATAAACATAAGTATTGACAAGTGTTAGTAATTTAAGAGTAGCAGTAGACTTAGCAACAAACGTACCCGATGCTTGCATAGCAGTGGTAACTGTTTTGTTTGTAATAATTGTAGTATCTTGAATGCTACGGAAATGATAATCGTTTTGGCTAGTACCAGTTAAATATGCAGTAGCATTATTAGTTACAGTACAGAACGTACCTTCAGCTGCAGTCCATACAAAAATATCTGTACCTTTAATACAACCAACATATGAGCCAGCTGCATCACGTTCAATAAAGAACCAAGATGCACCAGCTAATTCAGTTTTATTAAAATTAGTACCATTAGCTTTTTTAAGATTATTAATATGTTTCATACCAGGTCTTTTAAGTAGACCATAAGTAGGATCAGGATAACCGTTGATGCATTCAGTTACTTGGCTGTTTAATTTTTTATCGTCATTTTGACGGGATACACCACCAAGGAAATTTGGTGTTAATTGAGTTACTGCTGGCATTAGCGTTGTAAAGTATGGAAGGGCTGATAAGGTTGATAGTAATTACCACTCTTTGGTGCTCCAAAGAATGATAGATCCTCTTGGTTACACTCATACTCCATAGCCATAGCACGGGTAAATGCTTCTTTCTGTTGTAGCATTTGGTATTGATTACCATCACCGATAATACGACTAGACACAACAGAAGCTGCACGAGCTACAATGAAAGCTTGGATAGGATCAGGAATATTAGCCCAGTCAAAGTACCAAGTAATATCAACATAAAGTGTTTCGTCTGTCCATTTGTTAGAGTGTTTCTTTTTGTCGTAGAGTTGCCCACCACGATTAATAGAATCCCTATCAATGTTTTGTGTATAAGTTCTATTCAGATCCATTTGAAGAACATTATTAGCAATGTTTACTTCATTATTAGAATCAGGTGTGATTGGATAGTCTAATTCTTTATTGAAGGACCAGCCTTCTGATTGTACTTCACGTGAGACTTCCCTCAGGGTGTTGAGTGCAATTGCAACGTCCGGGTTGGTTTGATTTTCAACTCTACTTGTAACGCTGGATTGAGTTAAAGCCTGATTAGATATAGTCTGTGAGATGTTCACAGTGTATTCATACGTAACAGGAGATGTAGCAGGAGAAGCTTCGACACCAGCAACAGCAATAGATGTACCAGTAGTCACACCAGTACCGCCGATATAAGTTCCGACAGGAATATTAGCAGTAGTAGTGGTTAGCGTTGTGCCAGCAATAGAACCAGTGAACCTTGCGGTTTCATTAATTACAAGAGTTTCTTCGGTTGTCAGTGTAGTAACAGGAGCCTGACCAACTGACGCCAGGATCTGATTAACAGCTTGTAGCTCAGTGTTGGAGCCAGTAGTAGGAAAAGGCATAGTTTGATAATGAGTATTATTCTCAATAAAGAATTAAAAAAAAGGAGCCTCCGAAGAGACTCCCAATATAATATAAATTAGAATGCGGCAGGCTTGGTAGCAGTACCGGCAAACAGTTCAACAGCAGCAGCTGGATTCAGGTAGTCGGCACCCATAGCCAAACGGCCAAGGATCACGTCACCCTGATAGATAACAGAAACGTCACCACTGGTTACTTGAACCTGAGGAGCAATCGCTTCGACACAACCAGCAGCTTCACGCTGGAAGATCAAACCACAGCTATTAGCAAATTCGGTTTCTTCACCGTACTCGTTGTTGATACCGGTGACATCAGCAGCAGCATCTTCAACAGCTTCAGATACGAACGAACCGGTGTTACCAGGATCGGTAACGCCAGGGTTAGTAGCAGAACCAGTACCGTACTTAGTACCATACTGAGAGAAGAAAGGAAT